AAGTAAAACCACCTCTCTATACTTCTGAATGTTGGGGTGCTGTTTATGGTGAGGGTGAAGAAACAAAAGAACATAATCATTGGCCTTATCTTTGGAGTTGGTGTTACTATGTTAAAGCACCAGAGGGTTCAAGTCCTCTTGTCTTTCCAGAAACAAAACCAGTTATTTGTTTTGAACCAGAAGAAGGCGACTTGATTATATTTTCATCTCTTGCAAGACATAGTGTGCCACCATGCAAGTGTAAAGATAAAAGAATTATGATTGCTGGTAATATTGGTGTGAGGGAAATATGAGTGAAGAATATGATGGATATACAGTTGTCGTTATACCAAAAGAAAAACAAAAACCAAAATTAAAGAAACCACGAAGATATAAAGTCATTATTTTAAATGACGATTATACTCCTATGGAATTTGTCGTTGGAATACTTAAAACTTACTTTCATAAAACTACAGAAGATGCAAATGCAATTATGTTAGATATTCATAAGAATGGAAAAGGTATTGCTGGTATCTATTCACTTGATGTTGCTGAAACAAAACTTCGTCAAGTTATCAAACACGCTAGAAAAGAAGAGTTTCCTCTAACTGCAAAACTAGAGTCCGAATAATGGCTGGTGCAACATACTACAAGTTTAATATGGAACTACCTATGTTATGGGTGAATCTAAAAGAGTTTGACAATGATAGACTTGCAGAGATAATACTTTCAAAAGGTGATGAACAAGATAGAAAAACAAATGTCAAAGCAAATATGACAAAATGGAGATTAGATTTAGAACATAAAGAAGTTGGTAATCTTGCAGATGAAACAATAAAACTTGCAAAAGATATACGAAAGACTTTTGGTAGAGAGTATGAATATGTTACTCGTTCTTGTTGGGGTGCAGTTTATACTAAAGGTGATTGGACAGATTTACACGCCCACTGGCCTTGCATTTATAGTTGGTGTTATTATGTCAAAGCACCAAAGGGAAGTTCTCCTCTAGTTTTTCCAGATGCAAATATTGAGTTCACTCCTACGGAGGGCGACTTAATTATTTTCTCCTCACTAGCAAATCACAAAGTTCCACCTTGTGATATTGAAGAAAAAAGAATTATGATTGCTGGTAATATCAGTATATTGTAAATCTTATTTTGTATAAATAAAATTTCCAACAATAATAAAGGAGATAACTATTGATCAAATATAGAGTTTGCCGTAAGCAAATTCTTCATTCCGATTTGAAATTAGTTGACGCCCGAAAAAAACTTTCCCAATACAATAATGATAATGACGAAGAATTTACATACGAGCTAGAAAAATATAGTAAACCTAAAAGAAGAACAAGACAATTTGTAAAAGATAAAGACCGACCTAATTTGACATATCGCATACTTAAATAACTCTTTATAAATAACTCTATAAGGAGTTATTAATGCAAGAAGCTTATAGCCATTTTATGGGCGAAGATGGTTTTATCTGGTTTACTGGAGTTGTGGAAGATAGAAATGACCCAGCGTCTTTAGGTAGAGTTCGTGTTCGTTGTCTTGGTCATCACACAGAAGATTTAAATGACATACCCACGAAAGACTTGCCGTGGGCTCATGTTATGCACTCAGTTACAAGTCCATCTATGCAAGGTTTAGGACATACCCCATCTTTTCTTGTTGAAGGAACTTGGGTTATTGGTTTCTTTTTAGATGCGATAGAAAAACAACAACCAATGATTATTGGTAGTCTGCCAGGCATACCTAAAAGAGCACCAGATTATACAATAGGTTTTAATGACCCAAGAAGTCCTTTTAGTTCTCAACCAGAATATGCTGGAACACCAACTTATGGCCCATATCCAGTAAATAAATTTGATTCCAAAATACCATCTGGACATGGTTTAGGTGAACCAGATACAAATAGACTTGCACAAGGTGAAGCTTCAGAGTCACATCTTGCTCTTGTAAAAATGAGAGAGAATAGACAAACTGGTATTCAAACTGCAACTCAACCAAATCTTACAGAGGTATCAGACGAAGCAGTTGCAGAAGATAGAGGAAGTTTTGATGAACCACACCCAAGAGATATTGATTATAATTCTGTAGATGGTGAGGACTATGGAATATATCGTGGTGGACTTTATCCCTATAATCATGTTTTTGAGTCAGAGAGTGGTCATCTTACAGAGTTTGATGATACTCCAGGCAATGAAAGAACAATGCGTTATCATACTGCTGGAACATATGAAGAAATAATTGCAGACGGAACAAAGACTACAAAAGTAATCGGTGATAACTTTGAAATTATTATGCAAGACTCTAATGTTTATATTGGTGGTGCAGTTAATCTTACAATCGGTGGAACTGTTCGTCATTTAGTAAAAGGGGATTATCATTTAGAGGTTGAGGGAAACTATACACAAAAGATACACAAGAACTTTAGACGAAAAGTTGGTGCTGGAGAGATTGGTGGAAATGTAGAGGAAGAAATATTTGGTAGTCATGCATATAATATTTCTGGTGCAACAAGAGGTAGACATGGAGAAGATGTTGATATCATAGTTGGTGGAAATGAAACTAGACAAGTAAATGGAACTTCTGATTTATCAGTTCGTAGTAATATTTTTGCAACCTCATTAACAGGCAATATAGATTTAGCTGCAAGTAATAATTTAAGTTTATCAACTACCTCTGGTATATTCTCTGCGAAGTCTGGAACTACTTTAAATATTAAGTCTGGTGAAGCCATGACAATAAAATCAGAAACAACATTAACAGAAACAGTTACTACAAATGCTGTCAGAACTGTGGGTGGAACAATGTCTGATACTATTACTGGAGTGGGAACAATTACAATGGCTGCAAGTGGTAGTGAAGTAAATGCATCTGGTATTTTATTAACTCAACATACTCATACTGACCCAGCTGGACTTGCTGGTTCTGAAACATCTACACCTAACTAGGAGAGAGAATGGCAAACTTTAATATTCCAAATCTTTGTGGTGCAAGTCCAGATTTGAATGGTGCGTTAGATGAAATCAATAAACTCAAAGATAAACTATTATCTAGTATAGACGTTGATGCATCTGAATTAAAGGCTGACCTTGAAACTTCTTTAGGAGATTTAAAAGCTGCATTTGATAAACTAGAAATAGAACTACCAGAAGCACCTAATGTAAATTTTCAAGCAGAAATAACATCTTTAATTAATGACATAGATAAAACTACTATACAAGGAATTGCAGCTTTCAATGCTAAACTTGCAAGTTTGAAATTAGACTTTGGTGATACTCTATCAGAAAAAGGAATAAACTTTGATGACCTTATTGCATCAGCAGAAACAAAACTTGCTGGTGGGGGAAATGTTTGCGATACTGTTGCTAACTTAGAGATACCAGCTGGAAGTAGTGGAACTGGAATAACAACAGAAACAAAAGAAGAGAGAGGCTCTGGAACTTCAATAACAATATCTGAAACACCAAAAGAGATTATAAGTGTTTTAGGAAAAAAAACTGGTAACAATTTTTTTGGTAATGCAAGTTACAAACAATCTGGTAGGACAATTACAACAACAATAAGTTATGCAGAAATAAAAGTTACCTATACTATCAATCTTGTAAAAGAAAAACCAATCGCAACTAAACAACCAAGTAAAGATGGAGAAAAAGAAGAAGTTTCTATCGTATCAAAAAATACAAAATCTGTAGAAAAAAATGTGCAAAGTAAAATACAATCATTACTTAAAAAAATAGATGTAAAGGGTATTTCTGGATTAGCAACTGAAAAAGAAAATGCTGGGATACAAACAGCTTTAGGAAAGTTAAGTGATGGTTCATTCAAAGAAGATCTTAATAAACAAATTGCAAAAGCACAAGAGGAACAAAAAAAGATTTGGCAAGACCCACTTAATTATAAACGAGTAGTTGCACCATCATCTTCTTCTATAGAAATTGCAGCTTCAGCAGTAAAGGCTGCACAAGATACTGGTGCAAATATAAATAAAATTTCATCTGAAAATAAAACAACCAGAGAGGTAAAAGTTACAACCACAGAAAATAGAAATACTGTTACACAAACCACAACAACGATTAACACTAAAAAAGGTGGTTCTACAAAAATCACAACACCTAAAACAGAAAAATCTACCATATCAACAAATGGTTTTGCTACGAGAAAAATTCAAATGGAGGAAAGTTTTACAACAGACTCTTCACTAGACTTAGATGGTTTTAAATTAGTTGATAATATTTCAAAAGGAATTGAATTAAAACAAGAACCATTTTCTATTAATTATGTTGAGGGTAGAGTTTATGAGGGAGACGAAACTGTTGCAACTTATCTTTTTGATAATGAAGATAGAGAAAATTCAAATATGATTGCGGCTTTTGTTAAAGATTCTAGTCCACCAAAGGTAGCGTTCATTCCAGATACACGATATGCTCTTGGAATTAACAGAATAAATGCTTTGTTTATAAACTATACAGTATTGGAAAAAATTGACCCAAATTTTAAAGGATAATCGTTATAAATAAAATAAAACTGGGAGTCCATTAATGTCAGACTATGATGCACAAAGCACAAACAATAGTGATCGTGTAGTAAAAGAATATGTAGATTTAGATTTGTTCTTTGGAAGAAAAGGCTCTAATTCTGATGTTCAAGACCTTACAAATATAAAAGCAGTTAAAAGGTCTGTAAGAAATTTGATATTAATGAATCACTACGAGAAACCTTTTCATCCAGAAATAGGCAGTGGCGTAAGAGAATTATTATTTGAAAACATGACTCCAGTTACAGCAATTATACTTGCTAAAAAAATAGAAGATGTAATTAATAATTTTGAACCAAGAGCAAGATTAGTCGGAGTGAGGGCAGAACCGATTTTAGATAGAAATACTTACGAAGTCACGATAGAATTTTATGTCGTAAATCAACCAACAGAGTTAGTAGACCTATCAGTTATGTTAGAGAGATTACGATAATGGCAATAAATGAATCAAGATTAAGAGTTACAGAATTAGACTTTGATAATATAAAAGATAACCTTAAATTTTTTCTAAAAGGACAAGACAAATTTAAAGACTATGACTTTGAAGGTTCTGGTATGAATATTTTACTAGACACTCTTGCATACAATACACATTATATGGCTTTCAATGCAAACATGGTTGCAAATGAAATGTTTTTAGATAGTGCAAGTTTACGTTCAAGTGCAGTTAGTCATGCAAAGATGTTAGGATATGAAGTCACTTCTGCTAGGGCTCCAAAGGCTACAATCAATGTAAACCTACAAACTACTGATGCAACAAAAACCATGAGTGCTGGAACAGCATTTACTGCAACAATAGATGGAACTAATTATCAGTTTGTTACTACATCTGATGTAACTAGAGCAAATAGTGGAAACTCTGTGAACTTTGATAGTGTTGACATTTATGAAGGAACTTATATTACTACAAAGTTTATTGTGGATACTTCTAATCCAGACCAAAAGTTTATACTGACAGATCCAAGAGCAGATACATCAACACTTACTGTAAAAATTCAAACCTCAACTACAGACACATCAACTTTAACTTATACAAAAGCAGATGATATAACACAACTTTCTGCAACGTCTACAGTTTACTATTTGCAAGAAGTTGAACGAGGAAGATTTGAAGTTTACTTTGGAGATGGTGTGGTAAGTAAAGCACTAGAAGATGGAAACATAGTGCAACTACAATATGTAGTAACTAACAAGGGTGTCGCAAATGGTGTATCTACTTTTTCTCCACCATCAACGATAGATGGGGTAAATGATATTGTTGTTACAGTTGTGGCTGGTGCAACTGGTGGTGCAGAACCAGAGTCAGTTGATGCTATAAAATTAAAAGCTCCACTAAATTACTCTGCACAAGGTCGTGCAGTTACAACTTCAGACTATGAGGTTTATGTTAAAAAGTTATTTGCAAACACACAGGCTGTTTCTGTTTGGGGTGGAGAAGATGGAAGTTATGATTCAAGCACAGGCGTAAGTTCAACGCCAGAATACGGAAAAGTTTTTATATCAATTAAATCTACAACTGGAGTTGATTTAACATCCACTCAAAAAGATAACTTGGTAAAAAGTTTATCACCATACAAAGTTGCTTCTGTTACACCAGTAATTGTTGATGCAGAAACTACTGAATTAATTTTAGGAGTTACTTTTAATTTTGATTCATCTTCTACTACTTCTACTGGGACAGAACTTGCATCTCTAGTAAATACAACTTTACAGAATTATGATGCATCTGACTTACAAACTTTTAACAGACCATTTAGACACTCTAAAGTTTTAAGATTGATTGATGAAACTGATACTGCTATATTAAACAATACTACAACTGTAACTATGGCAAAAAAGTTTTCTCCAACTCTATCAACAGCAACATCTTATAATATAAATTTTAACAATAGATTTTATAATCCAGTATCAGGCTATAATGCAACTGGTGGTGGTATTGTTTCATCTACTGGTTTTTATATGAATAGTGTTACAACAATAGAATACTTTTTTGATGATGATGGTTCTGGTAATTTAAGAATTTATTATCTTGTAGGTAATACAAGAACATATACTAACTCAACTGCTGGAACAGTTGATTACACTACTGGTTTAATAAAAATAAATTCTATGATAATAACTGGAGTTGGAAGTGTTGACGGGGCAACCTCATCACAAATTCGTATTACTGCATTACCTAATTCAAATGACATTGTGCCTGTAAGAAATCAAATACTAGAGATTGACTTTACTAATTCTACAATTACATCTTCTGTTGATGCAACTGCAACAACTGGAAAAGGTTATACAACTTCAACAACATCTGCTGGAACAACAACGACAACAGTTTCAACTACAACTTCAACACCATCAAGTTCGGCGTATTAACAAATGGGAAATGAACAAAATTCAAAATTTACAAAAAAGGTTTCTCCTCTTATTGAAGGACAAGTGCCTGATTTTATTCAAGCAGACCATCCAGTATTTGTTGACTTTTTAAAAGATTATTTTAAGTTTGTTGAAGCTGGTAGACTTAAAATATCTGGTGATATTGATTACATTATTCAAGAAACTAAAACCTCTGCTTTTATTTTAGAAGAAACAGATGGAGATAGAATTGTTACAGAAGCCGCATCTGGTTCTGGTGCAAAGTTCGTTAACGGAGAAACGATTACTGGTGGAACAAGTAAAGCAACTTCATCTGTTCTTGTAGAGGACTCTAGAAACTCACAACTTTTTATTACTGGACAACAACTCTTTGAAACTGGGGAAACTATAACTGGTGCAACCTCTGGGGCTCAAGGTGTTGTTAAACAATATCGTGGAAATCCAATACAAAATATTCAACAGATGTTAGAGTATGCAAATGTTGATAACACTCTTTTTGATTTCTTAGACCAAATGCGTGATTCATTTATGACTGCAATACCAGAAACACTTGCATCTGGTGTTTCAAAAAGAAATCTAATTAAAAATATTAAAGACTTATATTCTGCAAAAGGAACATCTGAAGGTCATAAACTTTTTATGAGATTGTTACTTGGTGAGAACGCTGAGATATTTTATCCTACAGAATATATGTTAAGACTTTCTGATGGTGACTGGCGACAAAGAACAATTATGAGAGTTGCAGCTGGTGCTGGTATAAGTGGTGAGGAAGTTATTAACCAAGTTATAACTGGTGGAACATCTAATGCAACTGCTGTAGTAATTGACTCACTTGTTTTACAACAAGGTGCAACATCTGTTACTGAATTAAGACTTGCAAACATAAGAGGAACTTTTGTTGATGGAGAAACAATAACTGGTAACTCATCTACAAGAGATGTTGATGTTACATTTACTATAGAGGCTATTGTTGCATCTACTACTCTTGTAAATGATGGTATACTTCATGCAGATGGTGAGGAATTAAATGTAGAAAATATTGGAAATGGATTTGCAGAGTTAGTAGTTGATGGAATTGCAGAGGGTTCTGTAAGTGAAGTTATCATAGATGATGTTGGTTCAAAATATGAAGTGGGTGATGAACTAACCTTTACTGCGAATAGTGCTGATACCAATGTCAATGCAGCTTCTGGTTTTGTAAGTATGGTTGGTGGTGGTATACAATTAGAAACTGCAACACTAGATGATTCTAGTTTAACTGATGATGCGATTATTTTAGAAACTGGAACTAATTCACAACTTGAATCTTTTAACATACAACTAGAGTCAAATGTTACTGATAGGTTTAGAGGTGATGGCGAAACTGCAGCCTTTACTCTTACAAATACAAATGCAAATAATGATACAATACAAGTTAATCTTGACAATGTTGTTACCTCATCAACAAATGCAGCTGGTGAAACTGTGTGGACAGCAAGTGGGACAACTTTAACCTTTCAATCAGACTTTATTCCAGCGCTTGGTGTAGAAATTTTTGTCTATGCAGATAGAAATGATTTAGTTATTTTAGATGGAACAGATGGTGACTCAACTGATGTTGGACATAATCTTTTAACTGATACTGTTCAAGAGGTCATAGACACATACACAACTGCAACAGACCAAATCGTTTTAGAGTTTGACACCTTTATAAATCTTGATGAGGATTCAACTGAAAGTGGTTCTATACAAAAAATTCAAATTGCAAATGGTGGTGGACAAGGTTATACAAAACTACCAACTGTTTCTATTACGACCACTACTGGAACTGGTGCAACTCTTACTGCAACCACAGAGAATATTGGTTCTGCTAGGTCAATAAAAATAAATGACCCAGGCTTTAATTATGTAGGAACTAATCCACCAGATGCTACATTTAGGGCTCACTTTGTTCTTAAAGATGTAACTGGAACTTTCGCAAATACAAATACTTTAACAACTCATACTGGAACTGTAAAAGGTTGGGATGCAAATACAAAAGTTCTTGACACGACATTTGAAAATGTAATAAGAGTAGAACAAGAACAAACTGGAACTTTTCAAGATGGTATACAATTAGAACAAGGTAATCTAGAACATATGCCTGCATCTTTTTTACTTGAAGATGTTTTAGATTTTGATGATGGTGAGAATATTGTTTTAGACGGAACAGAAACTTTTACACCATCAGCACAAACATTTATAAAGAAAGTTCGTGTTGGTAGAAATGCAGTTGATACTGCAAACATTTTTTATATTGATGATGAGGCTGCACCAAGATTAGTTTTATATGAGGGTAATACTTATTATTTTGATTTGTCAGATAGTTCTTTATACAATACAGATACATCAGCAAATCATCAACTAAAGTTTTCTGAAACTTCAGATGGAACACATAGTAGTGGTTCTGCATACACAACTGGAGTAACAACTTCTGCATCAACAATTTCAATAGGAACGACTGGTGCATATATTCAAATCGTGGTTGCAAGTGGTGCTCCACCTCTTTTCTATTATTGTGTCAATCATTCAGACATGGGTAACTCTATACAAACTACAACTTATGAAACTGTTGTTTTAAATTCTGGTGGTAATATTCTTTTTGATGCAACACAACATGGCCCAAATGTTGCAACGATAAAATTAGAAGAAGGAGTTCAAGGAAGAAAAGATACAGATAGTATTGTTTTTGAAGATAATGGTAGACCTATTCTTCTTGAAGAAAGTATTATTGGAACACTTCAAGATGTAGAAGATAAACTTTTAATTAACAGATATCAACAAGATAATACTGGAAACTTCTTTATAGATTTAGAAAGTGAAACTGCTGGTGTGTTTGGTGGTAGACTTGCAACACAAGATTTCGGTGATTCATTAGTATTGAATGGAACAGATGCAGATAGCACAGATGCTGGAGATAAAGTTGTTGGTGAAGATGAAACTGGTAATGGACAAATAACTTTAGACGGAACAGATAGTGACTCAACTGATGCTGGTAGTCATATTATCAATCAAGATGGAATAGATTTTTCAAATCGTAATGTTACCATCACAGATTCTTCTGGTGCAAGTGGAACAATTGTTACAGCAGATATTGCAACTGGAACAACTGCTGTAAATGTGATATCAACTGATACTGGTTCTTATTCTGGTATTGATAGTTTGTTAGGACAAGATTTAATTCGTATACAAGACTCTTATTATTATCAAGACTATTCCTATGAGGTTCAAGTTGGTGAGTCATTCTCAACTTATGTAAATGAACTCAAGAAAGCAGTTCACCCTGCTGGTTTTCAACCATTCGGTAAAGTATCACTTGCAACTCTAGTTTCTGCAGCTATAACAAATACTGCAGCTGGTGTATCTGATTATACTGGAGATACCAAGACATTCTCACCAATACTTGCTTCTGTTCTTGAAACTCTCTTTG